AATGCACCCCGGGAAACACCTTCGCATAAGCCTCACTACCAACCAAGTTCCTAACCTTACGCCCAAACCCCACAGCCAGTTCCGCCGTGTTTGAACACTGAATTACCTTCTTCTTGGGAAACTTCCCCAAATACCAAGACGGCAACAAGTAAGAAGCAAACTCAGACTTCGTATGCCGAGGCGGCATATTGATGATCAGGCGCTTAATCTTCCCATTCGCTATGTCCTCAAACTTCTTAGCCATGACCTTATGGTGGCGACCGTCAATGAACCCCGGCCACATTGCATGGGCAAATTTATTAAAGTCATCAAAGGCTTCTTCCCTTTGTTGGCTGGCTTCTAAGGCGTCAAGATCATCAAGGTAAGCGGCCTGTTCATTGGAGGGTAGGGTAAAGAACTTCTTAGCGGAGGCTTCGGCCTCTACCACTGTTATAGACAAAGCGTGAGTGATCCTCCTGACAAACAGGTCGTGCTCCTCTTGCATCTCCATCTGTTGTTTTTTATTTACCACAAGGACCTAACGCTGCCATGTACATTTCGTCACTCGGTAGTTGTTTCTCTAACACCCAGTCCTCAAACATACGGATAAGCTCCTGAACCTCCTCGGGCTCCAACATTTTTGCAATCACTTCAAACCTGTTCTGGCAAGTCGTAATCTTCATGGTAGGTTCCTCAAGCTAATATAAGACGGCCTAACACTGCGCGCAGAGTTCTTCGCCCGCTTGCAAATCTTTAAGTCACACAGCTTCTTCACCACACGGTGGACATTCCCGCGCCCCCTGTCTCCAGTATGGAACATGATGTCATCAATAGAAGGCCCATATCCAAAGTTCCTCCAATACTCATCTATCACAAGGAACACAGTCCTTTGCTTCTCAGTCATACACGCCCCTATACACGCATCGTAAGTTTGTTGGATCATTTGTAAGTTTCATGCAAGGTTCGAATTAACACTGTTAATTACCCCCCACCCTTTTTTGTATGGAAACACATAGGGGGGTCATTCCTTATCAAAGTCCAAGACAGTCTCATCTGGATTTTTGGAGGGCCCCCCCTCTTTTTTTTCTAGTGTTTGAATGAGTGAAACGCCAGAGTCTAATGATTGAATGTCAGAAACAGTATGTGATAGGGCGCCCGGCGCGCGGGGGCCTGCAGGCGGGGCCCCGGGTGCGGTGGGGTCGCCGCTGGCAGCTTCCGAAGTGCTGCCGCCCTTGATTTCTTCAAGTAATTCCAGCGCATCTGTGGCCGGGCCAGCGCTGGGCGCTCGCTGCTGCAGCCTATCGAGCAGCCGGGCCCTTATGTCAGCGCTCTTGTGAATGATCACCGACTCTTTACGCTCGAGGAACGCGCCCACTTCGAACAGCTGGCCGATCAGCTGCAGCGCTTTCATACGCTGGGCTGGGGGGAAGTCAGGGTCTAACGTGTGCTGCACCAGCTGTTGCACCAGCAAGGCCTTCAATTGTGCGGGTGTCCGATGTTTCTCCGCTTCTATTGCCAGCTTATACGCTTCTATCTCCCTTTGAATTCTTGAGTCAGCCGCTAGGATGTAGGGCGCGTTCTTGATTGTGCTCGGTGCTGGGTTGGCCTTATGGCTGCCCCGGTATGCGCTGGCCTTACTCTGGCCGAGTGCAATAGCCCGGGCAAATTCTCGCTGCTTATGCGTGAGCTGGGGTTTCTTACCCTCTCCGCTGCTTAACAACGATTCAATAGGAACCTGATCTAAGCCGGCCCGGATCTGCGCGCGAGTGAGTTTCTGTGGCATGGTGTTTTTGTGGGTACAAAATAAGAATGACCCGAAGATAACAAAACGCGCGAAGCAATGCAACGCACTTGCACCAGCCAGGCCCTGGCCGATGATCTCACCCAGCAGCTGCAGCACCTACACAACACCGGCTGATTTATTTTGCGTTAACTGTAAAAAAACCCCTTGACAAGTCAACACATGACATCATGTAATCGTTATTCATGTTTTAACCACCACCGAAAGGAACCCTATGAAACCACTTTATTTAATCGCTTGCAGCGGCGCCAAGCTGGGCCATGCTGCACCAGCTGCAGAGCTGTATCAGGGCCAAGCATTTAGGCTGGCCATGGCCGCAGCAGAGCGCGCCGGCGCTGATGTAATCATTCTCTCAGCTCTACACGGCGCCGTGAGCACAACGCGCCAGCTGCAGCCCTACAATCGCGCCCTTACAGACATGAGCACCCACCAGCGCCGGGTTTGGGCTGCAATGGTTGAACAGCAGCTGCAGCAGCATAAAGGCCGCGCTATAACTGTGCTGGCCGGTAAACACTACGCCGCAGCTGTAGAGAGCTGGCCTAACGTATCGCGCCCGCTGGCCGGGCTGGGAATCGGCCAACAGCTGGCAGCGCTTAAGAACCTAAACACCACAGTTCAAGAGCTGGAAGCGCTCGAAGAGCTGGCCCTTGCCGACTACAGGGCCGAAGAGGCCGATTATTACGCCGCATTTAACGCCGGCTGGGATATTGGCCGGGGCGCTATGCAGCTGGCCCGTGTGAGATTAGGAAAGATACGCGACCAGCTGCACGACCTAGACCACGAAGGCCGGCGCGAACTCGAGCGCGAAGCCCGGGCCGACTACGACCAGCGCGCCGCGCTGCTGCTTGATGATGCATAACCCCCAACCAACCGAAAGGAAAACAATGACTCTCACTACACCCGACCAAATAGCCCGCTACCGGCTGGCCACCCTACGCGCAGCGCTTAAGCTGGAAATTGCCGGAATGAAAAAGCGCGGCCCCAGCGCTTACGCAATCCTTAAAAAAGAAGGGTTCACCGGAACCCGCGCAGCTGTGCTGCAGCAACTCAATGACCAACTCGAAAGGGCCGACCATGTCTAAGCTTGAATTATTCGAACGCGAAACCCACACCTACACCCCGGGCTGGTCACACCTTGACAGCTGGGCCCATATCGGCACGGCCAAGCTGCTAGAGCAGCGCATGACGCGCGAGCCCGAGGGCTTCGATGACGGCGGCGCCTATCTTGCGAAGGTTATTGCACCGCGCGAGCTAAAGGGCCGCGACCTATCCCGGGCCATAGCCGCGACCATGGCCGGCAGCAGCTGCAGGCATGAGCATGACTGTTGCGGGTGCCCGAGCACCAGCGCCAGCGTTAAACGCACCAGCGCCCGCGAATACAGCGTACATCTGCGCGTGTCATACAACTATTGAGCCGGGCCATGCAACCAATGAAACACCACCGACACCGCCAACACTACAGCCCAGCAGCAGAGCGCGCAGAGGCCCGCGCTGCAGCCGGTGCAGACTTTGCAGCCATTTTGATCATTGCCGGCGCCCTGACTGTGGGCGCGCTGGCTTACTTCGACATTTTTACAAAGGGGTTTTAATCATGACCAATCAAAAACAGATCCGCGCCGCATTTTGGGAAGCTTTCCCGGACTTACCACGCCGCCGCTACCGCTACAGCCCGAACCGCAGCGACAAAACCGCAGAGCTGGTTTACCCAATCGACACCCGCTGCGCTTTTGTTGATTTTCTCGACCAGCTGCAGCGCGATGGCATCATTTCCGAAGCGCTCGCAGACCGCGCAACGCTGGAGGCCTAAACCATGCTCTACACTTTCATAAGAAACAGCGGAAACCGCAAAACCGGCCCGCTGCCAGTTACTTACAACCTCCGGGAAACTTGCCCGCCCGGCTGCGCCCTTTACCGGGCCGGCTGCTATGGTGAAGATTTTCACACGCGCATGAGCTGGGACAAGGTGCCCCAGCGCGGCGCCCCGGTGCAGCAGCTGGCCGGCCACATTCAAAGCTTACCGCCCGGCCAAGTGTGGCGCTTTGCTGTAGTGGGTGATCTGCCCGGCAAAGGGGAAAAGGTAGACGCCCACGCGCTGGGCCTAATCGTGAAGGCCAACCGGGGCCGGCGCGGGTTCACCTACACCCACAAACACCAGCCCGAAGCGCTCAAGTGGGTTAAACACGCCAACGCTTGGGGCTTTACAATCAATTTAAGCGCCGACAACGCCGGCCACGCCGACCAGCTGGCCAACACCGGCGCCGGGCCCGTTGTGGCCGTTGTGCCCATGGACACCCCCAAAGTGAGCCACACCCCCGCCGGGCGCTTGATCGTGATCTGTGAGGCCCAAACCCGCGAAGAAATAACCTGTGAGAGCTGCGGCAACTTTAGCCCATGGTGCAGCCGCGCAGACCGCGATTTTATTGTAGGTTTTCGCGCCCATGGCAGCAAGGCCGCGCAAACCGACAAGCTGGCCCGTAAAGTTATCCCCATTTTGAAAGGTTGAACCATGCTTAAAACAATGCGCGCAAAATACCCCGGGAAGTGCAGCCTATCAGGCGCCCGCATAAACCCCGGAGACTTCATCATCTACAACACCGACACC